TAGACGATAGCTCGTCCCTTCGGCCGGGGTCGCCTCCAGGTTGTAAAGGTTCCCGGTCTCTTCCTGGAACCGGGCAGTGAGATCCCGCAGATACTCCAGGGTGCGCTGCATAAGCCGCATGCCCGCCTCGGTATCGATGCCCTTGCCCAGAAGGTTCAGGCACGCCTCATGCCCTCCCACAAGACCAATGGTGCTGAAATGCCCGCGCAGGCCGTTTTTGAGGTAGCGCCGTGAGAAGGGGAACATGCCCTTGTCCATGTTGTCCTGGACCATCTTGCGCTTGAACTCCAAAGAGTCCTTGGCGAGTTCCGCATATTCGCGCACCAGATCCAGGAAGTCCTCCTCTCCTTGGGCGAGATAGGCCAGCTTGGGGAGATTAAGCGTCACCACGCCGATGGACCCGGTGAGATCACCCGCGCCGAAGAGCCCGCCGGTGCGTTTGCGCAGCTCCCGAAGATCCATCTGGAGCCGACAGCACATGGAGCGCACGTCTTCCGGCTTGAGGTCGGAGTTGATGAAGTTCTGAAAGTACGGAGCGCCGTATTTGGCGGTCAGGCGAAGAAGCAGGTCCCCTACCGTGGAGTCCCACGGGAAGTCTTCGGTCACGTTGTACGTGGGAATGGGGAAGGAAAAGATGCGGCCATGGTAGTCGCCTTCCAGCATGACTTCCAGAAAGGCCCGGTTGATCATCTCCATCTCGGCGGCGTACTCGCCATAGGTGCTGTCCTGGAGCTTGCCGCCGATGATGACCGCCTCGCCGGCAATATGCCTGGGAGGCACCAGATCGAAGGTGAGATTGGTAAACGGGCTTTGGCCGCCCCAGCGGGACGTGGTGTTGATGTTGAACACGAACTTCTGCATGGCCTGCTTCACCTGGGGATAGGTCAAGCGATCATGGCGGATGAACGGGGCCAGATAGGTGTCCACGTTGTTGAACGCCTGGGCGCCGGCCCATTCGTTCTGGAGGGTCCCCAGGAAGTTCACCATCTGTCCCAGGATGGAATCGAAATGCTTGGCAGGCCCGGAAGAGCACCGGCCCTCGAGGTTGAACCCCTCCAAAAGGAGATCCCGCAAGGACCACCCGGCGCAGTATCCTGCCAAGCCGAAAGAGAGGTCATGGATATGGAAATACCCGTGCTCATGAGCCTGGCGCACTTCTTCGGGATACTTTTCCAGGGCGTATCTGGCCTGCACCGAGCCGGAGAGATGGAGCATGAGTCCCTGGAAGGAGTGGGCCAGGTTGGCGTTTTCGTGCACCCGCCAATCGGACTTGTTGAGATAGCTGTCGATGGTTTGCGTAATGTCTAAAAATGCGGCCTTTTGGCTGCGGATCTGCCGCCGCTGTTCCCGGTACAGGATATAGCGCTTGGCAACGCCATAGAGCCGCGATTCCATGAGGATCTGTTCTACGGTGTCCTGGACAAGCTCCTGGTCCGAGATGTCCACGTCGGCAAGTCGCGCTTCCACTTTGCTGGCCAGGCGCTTTGCAAGCAGTGGGTCCTTGGTGCCGCTGGCCTTGAGTGCCTTGAAAATGGCCTGGGCAATGCGGTCCACCGACCAGGTCTCGATACGTCCGTCACGTTTCCGAATGTGTTTGGGCATACGCATTCTCTATAGGGATGGGGCGAGGAGGGATATACTCCTGCCAATGGATGGGAAACATTTCCGGGACCTGCCGCCGAACCTGCGCCAGATCGTCTTCGGTGAGCTGGGGCACACGGATGCACGTCGAGCCGCTGTGCGGCGTGGCGGATGGAGAGGAGCATTTTTCACCAAGCCTCGATGCCCGGGAAGGGGCACCACAGTATCGATCCGACCGCGCAGCCGTCGCCCCAGGTGGGCGCCTCGACCTTACCCCGGGGTATCGGGGCCAGGGTCAGGCCGCGCCTCTCGCGATAGGCCCGCCGGTTCTCCCTGGCCTTCCACCGGACACACCGGGGCTTCCGGCAGGTCTTCTGGTTCAGGGCCCCGGGTTCGAAAAGCTCCCTGCAGTCCGGGTTCTCGCACGGTATTTCCGGGAGCTTCTTTTTCATAGCGCCATCTTCCCGCAGGGCCGCAGCTCATGGCAGACGCCGCCGCGATATTCACACTCGGGCACCATGTACCGGGCGAGATCCGGGTCCACTATCTTCATGTGGTCCTTGATGTGCTCGAAGACGAGGCGGGTCTTGGGGTGGGCCTTCATGCAGAGCCTCTTCCTGGCCATGTTGATGATGGCCTGGGCGTTGAGGAGCATGGCGTGATTCACGGGAGTGTTCCGGTCAGCCACGGTCTGGGCCCCGCGGTCGTCGCGCATGGTCTGGACCCAGTGGCCTATAATCCCTACGGAATGCCTTACAAAATGGGTAGACACGAAGCTGGGAATCCCCCGCATCTCGATCCAGAAGATCTGGGTTCGCATGGGTGAGTGCTCGCAGCGGTAGATCTTGTCGAGCGTCATCATGCTGTCCGTCTGGCCGTGCGTCGTGAACTTGCAGGCCCTGCGCATCAGGTCGACGTTGGTGATCTTTTCGATGTAGATTCGCATCTCTTACCTCCAGAAGATCAGGATAAGGTTGGCGATGACGAGCGCGTAGACTGCCATCCGCCACGGGAATATCCGCCGGGTTGCCTTCCACGCCAGACGATCTGCACACTCCTCGCACATACCATCGTCGAGGACGTCCTCCACCGTGATGAACTTGTTGCACACCTCGCACCGAATGTTGTGAAAGCTTTTCATTTCTCCCCCCCCCGGCCACAGGCCGCACAATTTGTTCGATCTTCAGGAGCCGTTCGCTCCGGTCCTCGGCCAGACGCTGCCACTTCTTTTTCTCTTTCTTGATGGCGTCGATGGTGTCCAGCAGTTCCTGGATGGTCTGCCTGGGCCAGCCGTGCGTCGTGGTCCGTTCGTTCTTCTGCCGCAGGGCGGCGAGCTGGTCGCGGGTGAGCATCACCCCTTCCTCCTCTGGTACAGTTCAGCTTCCAGGATCTCATTCTTTTCCTCAGCCTGCTCCAGCTCATGGGCCAGGAGGTCGCACCGCTGGAGCAGCTCGGCCACCTTGATCTTGAGAGTCGCGTTTTCTTCCATGGTCTCGCAGATGTATTGTGTCATAACTACCTACTTTCTATAGCGTTTCGCACGATAGCCCTCTGCCGATATCGGCATGCCCTCGGCCCACTTGGGCACCTCGGACATGATCTCCTCCATCTCCTCGACGCTGCCCCAGCCCTCGGGCACCTCGGCCACGATCTCGTCATGGACGTGCCCGACCACCTTGTACCCGGCGGCCTCGCAGCGGATAAGGCCCAGCGCGAGCAGGTCGCGGCAGAAAGCCTGGGTGGCATTTTCCGACAAGATTGGGTGTCCGAGCGGCCGGCGTACCCACTGCTTGGTCACGGAGTCCACCGTCATGGCCGTGACCATTTCCTTATCCTTGCCCCACGGCATCCTCACTTGCTGGACCCGTGGCGCGTAATACCAGAGAGGCCTGCCGCTCGGCAGGATCATCTGCAGGAACTTGCCGCGCATCCTGAATCCTATCTGACGGTATCTGGTCTCTACGCCCTCCTTGACCGTCTTGGCGCAAGCCTCGGTCAGGGCGTACCAGAACCGAACGATGTTCGGGTTGGATTCACGCCAGGCCGCGACGGCTGAATCTATCTCCTCGTCTGACATGCCTAGACGACCTGCACCGAAAGCCAACATTGCGCCTTTGCTTCCACCATATCCGCAGGCGAGAACGCATGTCTTCCCGACCGACCTCTCTGTCTTGGTTATCTGTTCGTATGGCTTCTTGTAGATACCGCTAGCGGCGACTTTATAGAGATCAAGATTGTTGCGGAACGCATCCAATACTGTCTCTTCACCCGCAAGATACGCTAGGCCGCGGGCTTCGATAGCCGAGTAGTCCGCCGCGATCAGGTCGTGGCCGGGGGAGGCGATGAACAGCCCGCGCAGGCAGGAACTGATCACGTCCATCGGGTCAGACCACAGCAGCTCGATCCATTCCGAGTCACGCCTGGGAAGCCAGACGTCCAGGATCATATCCGGGGCCAGGGTTTCATTTCCGCGGGGGAAATTTTGCGGCTGCGGGCCCTTCCCGGTCCAGCGACCAGTGCTGGCGCCGTGGTACACGAACATGCCCCTGAGCCGACCGTCCCTGCAGGCGAAGGCGCGGATGGCCGCCAGCTTCGCCGTCGATGACATGGACAGGCTTTGCCGGATCTCCAGCACCCGGCGTACTGCTGGGTCGATCTCACCGGACAGGGCGTCCTTGACGGCCTGCTTGGTCAGCCCGTCCACCTCGCAGCCATTCTCGCCCATCCAGGCGGTCATCTTGGCGACCTGCTTGGCCGTGCCGACTGCCCCGCCTGTCAGCTCCTGCAGCTCCTCCTGCAGCTTCGAGGAGTGCTCCTCGATGATGGCCCCGGCGTGCTCGACGCTGGTCAGGTCGGCCAGGATGCCGCGGTCGTTGATGGTCTGGTCCAGCTCCCAGATCCGGCGCTCCATCTTGGGCAGGGGCGGCAGCTCCTGGGCCAGGGCGTACTCGGCCTCGACGTCCTGGATGCAGTACTGGCAGAGGCGCACCAGATCCTCGGCGCTTTCGTGCCACGCAAAGAACCGGTGGTAGTCGGGGCGCAGTTTCCCCGGGGCGCGAGGGTCGCACTTGAGCGCGGACAGGATGGCCTTGGCCTCCGACTTGACCTCTTCCTCTGTCATGCCGAGTTCTGCTGCCAAGGTGTCTCGCTCTTTCTTGCGCAGGGCACGAGGGCGGCACATCTTGAGCATGAGCTTGTAGCCCTCGGCGTCCTTCTGCTGCGAGACGCCAAGGGCCTTGCAAGCACCGTCCAGGCTGCGCGGCAGGGCGCACATGGCGGCCCGTGCGGCGGTGTCGTCCCACTTGGAGATAGGGATCTCCGGGAAGCCGCGGCGCTTGACCATGTGCTCGGTCCACATACATCGCTCGAAGCCCGCATTGTGCGCGTGGATGTGGTCGGCCATCTCTATTCGGGAGCGCAAACCCTCGTCGGTCAACCGAAGCCCGTCATACGGAAACTCGACCCACTCTGGCCTCCATATCCTTGTCGCCCCGTCGTCCACCTTGATGGCCAGACAGAGCACCTCAGTGTCGGGGTGTTCCGCATAGGCGTAGGCACCGCATTTTTTGATGTCGAGGGGGCTTCTGCTCTCAAAATCCAAAAAGACGTCCATGTCTATGTCCTCCTCGCCCTATCCCGAGCCATCGGGCCAGGGAGAGGAAGAGGGAGGGCGCGCGGCCCTCCCGTGTTACTTGTTGATGAATTCGTGATACTAAACGGCGAAATTGTACCGCACCTTGCTGGGCTTGAAGATCACCTTGATGTGCTCGGGGATCTCGACGGGCGCTCCGGTCTGGGGGTTGCGCCCGGTGCGGGCCGGAACGAGCTTGGCCTTGAACGTGCCGAAGCCGCGCATGACGACCTCGCGCCCAGGATGGCGCATCTGGCCCTGGATGATCTCGATGATGGTCTCGATGCACTTGCCTGCGGCGCCCTTGCTCATGCCTAGTTCCAGGGCGGCCTTCTCGATCAGTTCTTTCTTGGTCATGTCAGTCTCCTTTATGAGGGGCCTTGCGGCCCCCTGAGTTGTTAAAGGTCCCAGTCGCCGTTTGTGGACCCATTTTCGTAGTTGGCCGGATCGTCGCTGCCGGCCGCGACGTCCGCGAAGGCGTCCTCGGCCTTCTGGCGATTGCTGCCCCCGCCGATCTGCTCGCCGTCCGCGTACTTGAGCAGGTTCTCAAGCCGGAAGCTGACCCCGCGCTTGATCACCTTTCCGGTCTTGTCGTCCTTGTACTCCCAAGCGTATGCACTGACCTGGGCGATGCAGTAGCAGCCGTCATACACGGCGGACTTCAGCTCTGCGGTCGGGATGGGCTTCTTGCCCTTGGTGGCGTCCAGCACCGTGACGGCGTACTTGGTCGAGGCCGTTGCCCAGGTGGTATCGACGTACTCGGCGTAGACCTCGCCGTCGGCGTTGATCTTCTCGTTGCCGTCCTTGAGCGGCAAGGAGAGCTGTGAGGGCTTGAACCTGTCGCCCCACTTGTCCTTGATGGCCGCTATGATGAGGGCCTTCAAGGGCTTGAGGTCGGCGTCCTTGGGGAAAAGCATGGTGATGCTGAACCGGCCCCTCTCGTCGGGTTCAGCCAGTTGAGTCCAGCGGGCACGGAACTTGGGGGTGAGGATAGGGTCGATGGCCATGGTTATGTCTCCTGTAGTCCAGTAGGGGTTAGAGGTCGTCAAAGTTGAAGGGGTTGAGCGCGGCCGGGACGACCGCGGGCCTTTTGTCGGATTCAGGCACCAGGGTGAGCTTGCCTTCCGGCGTCTCCCAGAGCGCAGCCAGTGCCTCCTTGTCGATGCCCTTGATCTTTTCCAGCTTGGCCGGGGACAAGAGCTTTTTCTCCCATAGCCGGTCGCCCAGGACGCCTTCGAGCTGGTTGATCACCAGGGCCTCAGATTTCCATTTGCGGTTCGCCTTCCCTCTGACCAGCTTCCAGCCGGGCGTGTTGTCGCCCCTCTCGGCCAGTTCCTGCAGGTAGTTGAAGAAGGATGCCTTGTAGTCGTCCAAGGCGGTCAGCAGCGTTGCGACCTTGGCCCTCTCCTCGGGCGTCATGTCCCTCGGGTTCGGGAAGGTCAGAGTCGGGACTTCCTGGGGCACGATGTCCTTGAATGCCACCTGCGCCACTTCGAGACTCTGGCCAAGCAGGGCGGGGCAGACAGCTTTCGCCGCACACCAGCGGCACTGCTTCTCGCCCGGGACCAGGGGGGCGTCCTTCTTTGTGGTGGCCAGAGCGGCCGGTTTGACCGTGCCCTTGATCCAGTCCTCGATGTAGCCCGGAGTGGTGTCCCAGGTCATGATGCCGCCAGATCGATGTCGGGGCTGGGCGATGCCGATGCGCACCGTCTTGACCCACGACTTGTCCTTCAAGGCATGCAGGACCGCTTCCGCATACAGCATGGCTTGAGGGTTCTCGTCGGGGGCGACCAGGACGCCGGCGCCGTGCTTGTAGTCCCAGACGTACAGGACGCCGTTCGCCCGGTCGTGGATCTGCGCATCGCAGGTGCCAAACATGCCGCTCCCGACATGTTCGAGGGACAGGCGCTGCTCCGGGATGATCGGAAGTCCCGGTTCGCGCAAGGCGTCGAGGTACATCTGGACCGCTTCGGCCATCTCGGTGGTGACCTCGAAGCCCTTCAGCTCGCGGCAGGTCAGCGGGTTGGTCCAGAGCGCCCCGCCATTCTGGGGCAGGATGTGCCATCCAAGGTATCTGGCCGCATCGCATTTCTCCAGGATGCACTTCTCGGCCAGGGCGTGGGCAGCTGTGCCCTCGTCGGCATAATAGGTTGAGGGTGGGGTCGGCAGGGTGGCGCAGAGCGCCACCGAGCCGGGACAGTTGAGCCACCGTGATGCCGCGCTGGGCGACAGTTTGGCGTGTGCGGCCATATCCTACAGCTCCTCATCCTTGGCAGGCAGCGGCTCCCACCCGGACTTGCATGCTTCCACGACGCCCTCCCAGTACTCTTCGGCGATCTCGTCGGTCTTCTTGGCCCCGCCGCCGTGATGGGCCATCAAGGCGCGAGCATCACCCTTCGGGTCCGCCGATCCGCCCTTCATGCGGGCCTCGGCGTAACCGGCCACGGCGGCCTTGACGTCGGCCAGGGTCAGCTTGGGCTTGGCCGGCTTTTCATTCTTGGGCTCCTCGGCCTTGGGGGCTTCGACCGGCTCCGTGGCCTTTTCCTTCTTGGCCCGGGTGGCTTTGGGCTTCTCTTCGGTCTTGGGGGCTTCTGGTGCGGCGACGTAGACATTCTCGACCATGTTTTCCTTCTGGAACTCCAGGTAGGCCGCCTGATTTTCCGCGATCTTTTCCTGGGCCACGACGAGACGCTCGAACAGACAAATGACTTTTTCCAACATGATGATGCTCCTAGATATGGTTGAGGGTTGATAGATATGCTTTTACGAATTCCGCCGCTTGCGGGGCGACGATAGCGTTACCATAGCCGCGCAGTCGTCCCACTCGATTGGGAGCCCCATGAGCCAGCGGGAATGTGCCGGGTTCAACTGGCCGCCAACGTCCATCCCGGCAGAAGAGCCAGTCAGCATCTCGCCAGAAGCCGTTAGTCGGGCCGGGCCGGTGATCGTTGCGAAGTCCTGAAGTCGCTGCTGCACCTTGCTCCCGTCCTCGCGCTTCATGCTCAGCGCGGATTGAGGATTGCCCGTCCTGTCGTTGTTGCAGCTCGGCGTTGGCCAGCCTGCCATCGTCGCACGTTGGGGCAGAGGTATACCCGTGTCGTGCGCCCTGATCGTTCCATTTCCCCGGCTGTGATCCTGTGCTGTCGGCGTCGGCCATCCCGCCAATGTCGCCGCTGTCTTCAAAGCAATCCCGCCTTGCCGCCCAGGGGGGACTTTCGCGCCCGTCCCATCGTTCGCTCTCGGCGTCGGCCACCCAGTACAGTCGCTGTCGGATGTGCGGTGCGCCGAAGCCCGCAGCGCAGGTATCGACCGCCCCGAAGGCATAGCCCTCTCCTTCCAGGTCAGCTTGTACAAGGTCGAGCCAAGCGAGTCCGTCTTTGCTCGCAACCTGCTCGCCAAAGACGACTGGAGGGCGGCACTGCGCGATGAGACGGAACCACACTGGCCACAAGTGTCGCTCGTCGTCGAATCCGCGACGTTTTCCTGCGGATGAAAACGGTTGGCATGGGCAACTGCCGGTCCATACCTTATTTCGGCCATATCCTGCCTGATTAAGCGCGTAGTCCCACACTCCAATACCGGCAAAGAAGTGCACTCTGTCATATCCTGTGAGATCGTTTGGTCTGACGTCTTCAATGCTTCGTTCATCCACATCACCTTTAGTAATCCAACCTTCATCCATCAAATTACGTAACCATTGCGCTGCATACGGATCAATCTCATTGTAGTAAGCCCGCAAGTTTTTATCGGCTTTGATGGGCATAAATCCTCGCGATCAAATTTAAGAAGGTTTCTTTATCCATATCTCGCTTGGCATAATTGCAGTCAGCGCAGCATGGCTCGCAGTTCTCAACAGAGTAGCCAAGTGAGCTATTGATCCTGTCAATGCCGATGCGTTCATTGGCTCCACAATAAACGCAAGGCTTGCTTACAAGAGAAGAGAAGACTTCTAATGAGATGTCAAAAGCAATTCCCCTTCGTTTTGCGTTTTGCTTGTAAATAGAGTACCGGTCGTGAATTGCCCTTTCTGCATCAGATAACTTTCGCCGTGTCTCTGCTCCGCGTTTAGCCGCTGCTTTTTTTTGCGCAATCGGCGCACATCGTCACAAGCCCGCGCCGTAGTCTAGTGGTGCGGACTACACGCTCTTTTCCGCAGTCGCAAACGCATCTGGTTGTTGGATGCTTATTTTTTGCACCTTTGAAGCTCTCAATTGGTGTCAGTGCCATTTGATGCTCCTCTCGTCCACGTCGCCGGGCGCAATATGCCCGGCACGCATCAGATTGCGCAGCCACGCCGCAGCGAACGGGTCGAACTCGTTGTAGTAGGCAGCCACTTAACCTCCATCCATTATTTTTCCGATTCCTTCAGCCTTCCGAGCCGCCGATCCCAGGATCTTGGCATCCAAGCTGCCCTCGACCACCAAATAATGAACAAGGACAGAGCCTTTTTGCCCTACCCGGTGGCACCTATCGGAAAATTGAAGATTGTCCCCGGGAACCCAGCTCGCCTCTACGAACACGACGTCCGACGAGGCTGTCAGCGTCAGGCCCGTACCCGCCGCCGTGAGCTGCCCAAGGAACACCCGGCACTCCGGGTCGGTCTGGAAGCGGTCCGCTTCGGCTTGCCGCTTTGCGGGCGGCACATCACCTCGAACAAGCGCAACACCGTACGGAGCAAGACGCTCTCGTAGGCGGTCGAGCACTTCGATGTGGTGAGCGCCGACAAGGACCTTCTCAGTTCCTCCATCCAGGAGGTCTTCGATGTACCCGGCGCAAACATCGACCTTCGCCAGACCCATCTCCTTACGGATTTCTGGCAGCGCCGAGCCGACCGGCACGCCGTTCTCAATGATCTCGTGAGCATCGAATGCCTCCTCTTTTTTCAGAACCTTCTTCATGGCGCCGTTGGGCGGGAAGACCACCATCTGATACCGCTTTGCCGGGAGATCCTTCAGGACGTCCGCCTTGCGCCTCCTGACCATGAATCCGGATCCGCGCAGCCGGAGGTAGAGGTCCTCCTCGTTCCTGGACCCGGTGAACTGGCGCCCGAACCGTCCTTGAAACGAGGTCGTGTATCGGTCCACGAACTTCCAGTAGGACCAGGGGAAGGCTTGCGGCTCGAAGCGTTTCAGGATGTGGTAGAACTCCGGGGCCCTGTTCGGGATCGGCGTGCCCGACAACATCAGGACGTTCTTGATGTCTTCGTGCAGCCCACCCTTGCCCAGGAGCACCTTGGTCCGCTGCGCCTTGGGATCTTTACAAAAATGGACTTCGTCGATCACCATGGCGTCGAAGGGGTGCAGGGACAGGAGGTCCGCCCAGTGCTTCTGGATCATGATGTTGTAGGAGACCACGACGGTGCATCCGGGCTTAGGCATCTTCTTGCCGTCCAGGACCGCCACGGGGTCCGAGCCATTCCGGCGCCACATGTTCAGCTCCCGGACCCAGTTCAGCCGCAGGGAGGCTGGGCAGACGACCAGAAGGTTCTTCCAGTTCATCTCGTCTGCGAGCCTGCAAGCCTGTGCCGTTTTCCCGAGTCCTGGCTGGTCTGCCAGGAGCATGCCCTTGCGGCCCGTGCTGAACTGCTCGGCCATGTATTCGACGCCAGCAGCCTGATAGGGGTAGAGGCCGTTCGCCTCGTAGGCCTTCGGACTCTGCGCGTTCGAAGCGGCCACCCTTGCGCGGATCTGTTCAAGATCCGGGTGGTCCTCACCGCTGCGCAGCGCCGTGTAGGGGTCGAAGGTCTCCCATCGCATGCGCCTGATGTTCCAGGTGAACCCGGCGGCGCGTGGGATGCCGCGGTCCTCGTAGCGCCCGCGC